GATAGCAAGATCGGAGGGCGTCGAGTATGCGGGGCCACTTGAAAGGCCCATCTGCGGGGGCGTGTTTCCACCTGGGATAGGGCCTGAACCGGGGGGCGGGACATTGCCCGGCGGGTTGACCCCCGGCGCGGGTTGGCGGTTGTCCTGCTGCGTAGAGGCCCAATCCGGCGGCGGGAGGCCAAGGCTACGATATTCGCTTTCGACGCGCGCCTTGATGCCGCGCAGGATTTCCTCGTTCGACGCATCATTGTTCCACGAATTGGGAAGGTTGGCGCGGTCAAACATGATGGCGTCGCGGTCAGAAATAGTCCCTTGGCCGGGGATTTTGAATGCGCCCAGACCCTGCTGCGAAAGCTGAGACCCCGCCGTGTCGAAACGATTGTTGGCCGGTGATGGCAGATAATCGCCAGCGGCCCAAGGTGTGTAAGGCGTGGTTGAACCCGGCCCAGCCTTGTACAGTTCCTCCGTCCGGCGAATCTGATCGACCAGCGGATTGAGCATCCGTGCGCGTTCGTGAACGTCCTTGGACCGCGCAGCCAGTTGTTCAGGCGTCTGACCGCCGTGTTCGAGGATGAACCGCTTGTTCTGCGCGTCGATTTCAGCGGCCTGCGCGTCTGCGTTGGCCTTCCTGATCTGCGCATCCATCGTCGCCTGATCGACCTGATTGGACAGCGACTTACCAGTGTTGTCGAGCTGCGAGCCTTGCACCTGCGTTTCGACCTGCTGCACCTTCAACGGGTTCGGCTGTCCTGCCTGCCCACCGACCTTGCCGATATAGCGCACAGGGTTGCCTTGGGCATCGGTTTCCCAGATGTTGCCGGCTGTATCTACTGCCTGTGGCATTAACGCCCCCCAATTCGTGCAAGAACTTCATCGGCATAACGGCGGGTTTTCGGCCCCCAAACCTGCCGATTGCTTCCGCCGTGGTAATACATGGCGGCATCCCGCGTATTCCCACCACCGGCCTGCCATGCTTCCTTGGCGGCGGCTTCGGTGATGGCATCCTGATATTGCTTGGCCTGCGGTGACGTGCCGCCCATCAGATCGGGGCGGAAAGGCAGGCCGATGCGTTCGGCCAAAACCTTCGCCGTGGCTGGCATCACTTGCCCGATACCCATTGCACCGGAGCCTTGCGCATTCTGGACGCCGTATCGCCCGCCAGATTCCTGCCCGATAATCGCGCTTTTGAACGAGCCGTAATCAGCGCGGAAACGGACCAGACGGTGCGCCCGTCTGACCTCCATTGTACGGGGTGAGAGGGCCGACCGGAGCCGTTGGCGGTGCTTCATCGAGGCTATTCGGGCGAACCGCCTTGTAGCCACCCATGGCGTCAGTGACCAGTTGCACGGGGTTGGTCAGCATATCAGCCCGCTTGCGGGCCATTGCCATGTATTCGGGTGTACCGGGCATAATGCCCGCCGCTTCCAGTGCGCGGGTGAAACTGTCGTCGGACGGAGCGGGATGCGCTGCCTTGTAATCGTACTGCCGCTGGAAATCCTGCCAGTCGTTCTGCCGGTTCTGCTTGGCAAGCTGCTGCTGGCGTTCGAACATCTTGTTCTCGCGCGCCACTTTGGTGAACCCGCCTTCGTTTCCGCCAGCACCCGCCAGAGCGTCAAGCGCGACATGTAGCCAGTTGACGCCCTTCTTGGGCGCGGCCTGTGCCGGCTGATCCATCGCAGGCTGTGGCGGGATGTAGGGCGGGGTTGTCGGCAACTGGTCCGAGATGCCGGGAACGCCACCACCGAACAGGCCGCGCGGTTTCTGTTGTCCGAAAAACATTATGCGCCTCCCGCTGCGGCTTGGCTGGCATTGCTCGCCATCTGTGAAAGGATATCGAGCAGGCTCTTGCTGCTCTTGGTCGTCTCGGTGGACTTCCCGTTGGTGTACTGGCCAAGCAGGCCCGATACCGCCGCCGCACGTTTCAAGGCGTTGTCCGTCGTCAGGTTCGCCGCCGTCGTGCCGAGGTTGAGCAGGCTCGACAGGTTCGAACTGTCTGCCGCCGCAAGACCCGGTGCCATGCCTGCCGCCTGTGCCCGGCGCTGCTGCCAGTTGTTGTAATCGGAAAAGCGCAGGTTACCCTCGTTGGAAGCCAGTTGCCCGCCGATGGTCTTGGCCGCAACCGAACCGCCAGCCAGACCGCGCGTGCCCAGCATGGCGTTCGCACGGTTGCCCACGTCCGCATTCGTCTGATTGATGATCTGGTCGAGGAATGGGTTCTGGTTGTAACTGCCGCCCAGCGTATCGGTCACATAGCCCTTCGCCGCGTTCTGCGTCGGGTTGTTGCTGTAGTTGTTGACCGCCTGTCCCAACTGGCCAGAGAGCAAGCCCTGAATGCCTTCGAGGTTGCCCTGATTCTTGTCGAAAGCCCCGTTTACGCTGTTGTACGCGCCGAGAATCTGGCCTTCGTAAACAGGCTTTACCGTCGCGTCTGACGTTTTCGTGCTGCTGCTGCTAGAAAAACCCATCAGCCCAATTCCCTAACAATACGAACCCGGTCGGTTTCAAATCCCCGGCTTTTCAAGATACGTCCCCACGCCGAGCGCGATTCAATCGCTGCCACGGTGAAACCCAATCGCGCCGCCTGATCGCAAGCCGCGTCTATCAGTTGCAAAATGCCATCCAGTTCACCCGCAGCGAACATGCCATGCAGTTCACTTGCGCCGCCGGGATAGATGCGTGTTTCCACCCCGATGCAGGCGGTTTCATTCTCGACAATGCCGATTTGTCCCGCTGCAATCTGCTGTTCAACCCATGCCAGCGGATAGAACCGTTGGTCGAGTATCCCTGCGATTTCGCCACGAAACCGGTCAGGTAAGGCTCGCATTGGCCTTCAAATCGTTAACCAGCGCGACCACCGCCTGAGACAATGCCTTGACCGTATCATCCAGCGCCTGCACTTCCGCCTGCGTTGGTGGATTGCTCACCGTCTGCCCAGCGTAACTGGCGTAAACTGTCCTTGTCGCCGTACCGGTGGCATCGGTCCAAGCAGGACCGACAGACTTGCGGACGAACCGCACATCAGCGTCGCCCGTTGTCGGCACGCTGGCCGGCGTTGCAACACCAAGAGCGCGCTTCGTGAATGTATCCGCCCCGGTTTGCTCCAAAAGCCCCACAGCCCCATCCAGAGCGGCCAGAGCCGTCAGTGTCGCGTCGATTGGCTGCTTTTCCCGGTTCAGGGCTTCCGTTGCCTGTGCGACCAGACGCGGCCAATCGGGGCGGTTCGAGGTTTCAGGGACCGTCCTCACCGTTCACCGCCCGCGTCATATTCAAGGCTAAGCCCTTGCGCATAGGTCCAATCGGCACCCGCTGCGATTTCCCACGCAGGCCGCACGAACATTCCCGATGCGCGGATCGGCATGACGCCGCTGTCCCGCATTTCGCTTGCCGTCACCGGGCTAGGCACGTCGCCAAGCCTGTGCCGCACGTCAAGACTGACCACGTTCCCGACAATGCAATCCGTGATCGGGCGCACCGAACGAAAACGCGTGCGCAGGCCCGGTGTTACCTGGCTGAACGAATACTCGAACGAGGCCGGCAGATTGTCGCCTGTCATCGCCCCGACCATGCCGTCCTGCACCAGATAGAAGCGCGGCGAACCACCTGAAAAGCGCGGATCATCGAGCGAATAGGGCATCGTATCAATGTCGGGATAGATCGCTGAAATGGCTTCAAGCGTGGTGGACGAGGTGAAGCCCGAAAAGATGCCTTCGCACCCGATTTCAACAATACTCCACCGGTCCAGTTCATAATGATAGACCAACAGGAACCCCGGCGAACCGGCATAACACCACACCACGAGTTTGCGCTGCGGATCAACCGACGCATAAAGGCTTTCGTATTCCTCACGCGCAACCCGGCTCTGGAAATAGCGGTCGACCTTTTCCGAACCAATCGGCGTGATCGACTGGCCATCCTGCAACGCCATGAACCCACGGTCGGACAGGAAATAGACCGACCGCCCAGCCTGTGCGACAGAACCCTTGGAAGCGCACCCGATGTTCGGGGTAATTTCGTCATAGGAGAACGGCGCGGCGTTATCCCCGGTCCGGTTCATGCGCACCAGTCGCTGGCGCTGCAAAATCACCCCGTATTCACCCGAAGCGACCCCCATGACCTCGCCACCGGCCAACATCGGCTGAAATGTCGAGGACGAGAGCGGGTTCGTATAATCCCAATCGGTGTGATCGTTGAAGCCCGACGTTGTAACGCCGAGAATATCACCGGCATCTTGCCCGATAACCACATAATCACCAACTACGGCGATGCTTGTCCCGGCAGGAGCCGTAGCAAGGTCCGTCGTTACCCCGGAAGACAACACCGTCACCTTGGTCTGCGAACCGTTGACGCCCACCACGAAATTCCCGAACTGAACAAACCGCCATTGCCCGGTGATCGTCATGCCGCTGGCGAGAACATCCCACGCGCCGCTGTTGTACTTCACCAGCCCGTCAGGCGTGCCGACCAGCATCTGCGATGAACTATCGCCGCCAATGAATGACCCACCGCCCCTGAAAGCCCCCGGCAACGCGCCAGACACGGGCAGGAAGTCCCGCACCGGCCCCCAACCATCGACACGCTGGTCGCCACGCTCAATCCGCCGGAACTGGCTGACTGATCGGGGAGCCATGCGGCAAGCGCCAGATCGGCTTTCATGGGTACACGTTCAGGCGCGGCACCAACGGCCCGGCGAACGATTGGCGCGCCAGGTAGCGTTTCACTTCGCCCAACGCCTCGTCAAACAGGCTCTTGAACAATGCGGCGCGGCTGTCGTTGGCCAGATAGCCTTCCGCAAACATCATCGCGCCGAAGAAATACACGTCTGGATGTTCCGCCAGAAGCTGGTTGCTGGGATTGGACTCTGAAAGTTGATCCAGCATCGGGCGATAAACGAGCGTCACCGTGCAATCGCTGGGAGGCCAAAGCCGAAGCGCGTTGCCCTCTATCGTAAAGCCATAGGGTTCAGTGCCACTAGGGATGATCTGCAACGCCTGTTCCACCGAATATTGGGGAAGCGTGCGGAGATCGGCATAGCGCACCGCGATCAAGGTGCCGAAGTCGTTCGGAATCGAACCGACGCCCTCAGTGATCGTCCGGCTTGAACTCTTTTCCAGCCAATAGGGGTTCAAGGCCCGGCGCATCCGGCTTTCCGCCAGTGCGATCATGGTCTGCGCAGAACCGGTAAGGTCGCTGCGGTCCATCCAGTCGCCAATTGCCGAGACGAGATCGTTGTAATTGTCGAAGGCGAGGTTTTCGGGGACGGCGAACAGTGTCATGCGCTATCCCTTCACAGAATGATGCGTTGCATACCGGGGACGAGATAACGGTAATCGCTATCCATCAGTTTGCGGGCCACCCCATCCGAATGATCGGGGTTCCACATATCCAAACCCTCTTCCGCCAGCCATTTGAGGCCCAGCGAGGCGGGGATATGGCCGACGTGCCACATTTCCGAACGCTTGTTCAGCGGATCGGCGCGCTTGTTCTGGTCCATGATGGTTTCGGCATCATGGCCCTCATAGCGGACCTGCACATTGCCTTCATCATCGGCGGAAAGGTACTTTTTGACGCCGTTCCACGTCCCGTCGTCTATCAGTTCCTCACGCCCGCCGAGCATGGCCGTTTCCAATCAGGATTTCAGCGGTTGCAGCGTCGACGGTGACGGTATCGCCCTTGTCTTTGCGCACATCCTCGAACGGATAGACGCCATCACGAAGGATGACGACTTCCACATCCCCAAGCGGAACCCTGCGTGGTCGGGCCATGTGGTATCTCCCAATAATGCGGGGCGGACCCGAAAGCCCGCCCCGGTCAGGCTCAGGTCAGATCGCGGACTACGCCCGATGCCTTTTCGTTCAGGCAGCGCAATGCGACTTCGGTGCGCAGCGCCTTGCGGCTTGCAAGGCCGGTCGTCGCCAGATCCATCGGCGTCAGGCTTTCACCTTCCGCAATGTCCCAATATTCGGGATCGACGATCAACGCATCACGGGCCGAAGCGAAGCGATCGGGCACGAACGCAATCT